TCATCATTCCACGTTCATCGTCCCATGCATCTGCATAATTGTGCGGAAATGCATTGCCAATATAGATCATGTTCTTTTGTTGTTGGCGTTTATGAAAGTGCCCGCTAAATCCAAGCTCATAGTTTTTAAAACTATCTAGCTGAATTTCTCCATGATCGGGCATTTGTACCATGGCATTCATAAAGAAGCTGGGTAATTCAAAGTGACCAAAGATATATTTGCCACCCTTCTTGCTTACTGACCGCCATTCTTCTCCTACAAGCCACGGACAAAGAGTGACGTCTCCAATAGTAGTAGGCTCATGTACCACAGTAACACCAGGTATATACTTTCCAAACTCCACACTGTGTATGTCTCGTTTGTCTTTGTAATACAAATCATGATTACCAGGAAAGAAATAGAAGTTGTCAAACGCCTGGCCCAGTTTTTCCAAGGCCCTAAGGCTATAATCCATTGTAGTAATATTAAGGCTATTGCGATTATGATGCCAATCGCCCATAAAGATACCTGTATCACACCCTTCCTCCTTTGCTTTGGCAATATACCAGTCAACAAAATCTTCACAATCTTGGTTATGTATACTACTATTCGACTTTAAACCAAAGTGAATATCTGTAAAGACGGCTACTTTCTTGAATAAATTTGTCATTCACTACTCTCATCAAAACGTTTAATAGCAGCAGCATGTTCTCCTGAACCGGTTCTGCTGTAACTAGGATTCATACCATTCATTTCTAATATATCATCTCGAATATTTTGATTACGTTTTTCTGTGTTAATTACTCTAACAAAACTATTAGTAACGGCTGCTGTAAAATATGCAAATGGATTATCTGATTTACTTTCGTCAAATTGCAATCCGATTTGTGTTAATTGTAAAATAGCCATGCCTTTCATTTCATCGTTATAGGTATAACCGCGAACATTGCCACGTGTAGCATAACGTTCACATAGCTTGATCATCATCTTAGCCAATGTATTTGTAATTTGTCCAGCATCTTTATCAAAATGACCTTTCTCTAAGTCGCCCTTCCAATGACTTTTGCCCACACATAATAATTTTTCTGGATCTTCTTCGTCAAATTTCCAATGTTGGAATGGAGGAAAGTTAACTTTGTCTCTGTGATCTGCTAGACTTTTGGGATTTTTCTTGCGTGTGCTGTTTAATGGAATATGATCAAAACTCATGATTCTAAAAACAACATCTGTTTTAGCTATTTTTTTGTAGTCGACTTCGCAATCGGCTTGTTTAACTTTTTCGCCTGCTGCTTTTCTGCGTTGATATTCTGCATCGCCTAGGCGTTTAGCTTGATTTCGTTTGGCTTCTGCTATACTTCTAATGTTAATCTTGTCCACACTAGGCAAAATCAAATCGTATTGATGATACTTTGGATCGGTAAAACTGCAATATGAGCTTTTTGATTTGTGTATCTCTGCTAACATATCTTTGTTGTTTAGGTAATTTACTTTTGCGGTCATCCTGTTCTCAGTCCTTTAATGTCTAATTATAAACTACGCACATTAAAAAGTCAACTAAATATTATATCAATTTAGGAATTTAATATGGGATTTGGCGATAGCTTATTTCAAACTGTTTCAGCCGTAGACGGCCTTGCCAGCGGTATTTCTGCTGGAGTTAATATTGCCAATAATTTAAGTTCTGCATTAAACACAGGACTCAATATTGCTGGCGGGGTTTCTAGTGCGTTGAGAAGTATCAATTTACCTCCAGGTGGTGATCCAACGGGTGGCCTACTAGGAGCAGCATCGGCTGTTTTTGGAGGAGATGCTAATCCTGCAGATTGGCGTGTACGATTAAGTATTGCTAATGCTCCTAGTTTTCAAGGTAGTCCGGTACTGGCACCGTTACAACAAGCTGGCGGTTTGGTATTCCCATATACACCTACAATTACTATGCAAAGTACTGCCAAATATAGTGCTATCAGTACTACTCATACAAACTATACTTTCCAAGCCTTTCACAATAGTGATCCAGGAAGTATAACTATTACAGCCCCGATGAACGTTGAAGATGCAACAGAAGGTCTTTATTGGATTGCCGCCGTGCATTATTTACGTAGTCTTACCAAAATGTTTTCAGGAAATGATTATCTTGCAGGCAATCCTCCTCCAGTTATATTTTTAAATGGTTATGGAAACTATGTTTTTAAAAATGTTCCTGTTGTAGTAACGGCATTCCAGACAACATTGCCTAATGATTGTGATTATATCAGTGTAGCCGCACCAAACGGTGTTAGTTTTGGCGGCGGATTTGGAGGCGGTCCATTAGGAGATATTGCATCTGCAGCCAGTGTTGTTGGTGGCATTGCTGGAATCGCAAGTGCCATCCCAGGACTTGGCAGTATTGCTAATCAAGTAGGCAACCTTGCTGGAGCAGTAGGCAACATTGCTGGAGCAGCAAATGCTGTGGGTAACTTACTTGGCGGTGGAGGCGCCGGCGGAATTAGTAGTATAGGCGGATCTGTAACCGGAGGAGTAAGCCATATACCTACTAAAAGCGAATTTACTGTAACCTTACAGCCTGTATACAGCAGAGATAGTGCAAGATACTTTAGTTTAGATACATTTGTATCTGGCGGATATCTAAATGCACCATTTGGATATATTTAATTTATGGCTACTTATAAAAATACAAGTCCTTGGTATACTACACAAGTAAAAAATAATTATCTTGATTTATTGACTATTAGACCAGTTAGTGCAGAACCTGATGATTTTTATTATGTTATAGAAGCACAGTATGCATTAAGACCTGATCTACTAGCTTTTGATTTATACGGCACATCTCAATTGTGGTGGGTATTTGCACAACGCAATATGAATATTATAGAAGATCCTATATTAGATTTTGTTCCAGGAACTGGAATTTATATTTGTAAAAAATCTAGTTTAACTAAAGTGTTAGGATTATAACATGGGTGCGTTTGATGATCTTGGCGCCACAATCTCTTCTGGAGTATCAGGAGCAATAAACGCCGTATCTACAGGAATAGCATCTGGACTTTCTAGTGTAACAAACGCTATATCAGGAGTCACCTCGTCGTTAACTGGCGGTCTGTCAGGCTTAAGCGGAGTATCTTCGATTAGTAATGCATTAGCAGGTATTGCCGGTGCATTAGGAATTGCACCAGGTAGCTCATTACCGTTACCTAATCCATTATTTAGGTATGCAAGTTATAACTGTATTATTGGATTAAGTTCAATATCGGATGAGTTTTTAAGTAATCCTGATAGTACTTACAGAATTGGGTTATACGGTGATATAATTGCAAAATCTGCTAGTATCGAACCTTACAATCGAGTTCAAATTCCTCAAGGATCTTTTGAATTCTATATAGATGATGTTAAACTTGAAAGCACAATCGGTCATAAAAGTGGTACGAATTCAAATGTAACTGATCTTAGTTTTAAAATTATAGAACCTTATAGCATGGGTTTATTTTATACAGCACTTCAACAATCTGCTGCTAAAAATTCGCATACTAATTGGAATGTTGCGCCATTTCTTTTAACAATTAATTTTAAAGGTAATACAGAAACTGGCATAATGGAAGATATTCCAGGCACTGATAGACAAATACCTATACAAATTACTGGTATGGATATGACAGTAAATGAAAACGGTGCTGTTTATAACTGTACTGGAATTCCTTATAATGCAGTTGCACTTAATGATGGCAATAAAAACTTTATGAGCGATGTATCAGCTAGAGGAAAAACCGTTGGAGAAATATTACAGTGGGGCGATAAAAGTTTAGAAGCTGTACTAAATCAAAAATTAAAAGAAGTAGCTGATACAAATGGTATTGAAGTTCCTGATAGAATTTTAATTCTATTCCCACAAAATTCTGCGTCAAGTGCAACTGATCAACCATCTAGTGGTGATAGCGAATCATCTCCAGGCTCGGCAACAACGGATCCTACACCATTGCCTACAGATTTTATGACATCTTTAAATGTTTCTAATAAATCTGTAACTGACAAAGTTGATATTTTAGTTCAGGATCCATCGTCTATGAATGCCATAGGACAAGCCAAGATGGGATTTGATGAATTACGAAAAGGTGATCCACCCATTGGCGGCGAACAAGAAGTCTACGACGAAAAAAAGAAAATTAATGTTAGAAGTAAAAACGGTGTAGATCCGCAAGTTACTGAAATGAAATTTAAACAAGATACTGACATATTAAATGCTATAAATCAAACTATATTAGCTAGTCGGTTTGTTGTAGAATCTTTAGATCCTGGCAAAATTACTCCTGAAGGATACAAAGACTGGTGGCATATTGATACACAGGTATATCAATCAGGTGTAGAAAATAAAGCAACTGGATTAAAACCTAGGTTATTAGTCTATAGAGTATTGCCATACCATGTTCATCAAAGTTCTGGACCATTAGCTCCAAGCACTAAACCTGTTGGTCTGAACGGACCACTACAATCTCAAGTAGTTAAAGAATATAATTATATCTACACAGGTAAAAATGTTGATGTATTAAAATTTGATATAAAGTACACTAATAATTTTATAGATACATTGCCAGCAGACGGTACTTCAGGAACACAAGATGCAAAAACTGCTGCCGATCAAGGTGGCGCAAAAGAAAAAACGCCAGTTACTCAAGAACAAGCACTTAATAATACAGGTAGTGCGCCACCCACAAAACCAGGAACTTCACCTACCGCTGTAAGTTATAGCGCAAAACGATCACAAACTGACAGACTTGGAGGCGGAGGTGCTGAAATTGAAGCAACTCGTGCTGCTCGTGCATTTTTTGATAGAGCATTTCAAGGAACAGACATGGCGGATCTTTCATTAGAAATAATCGGAGATCCATATTATATTGCAATGAGCGGTACTGGCAATTACACAGCACAGCCTGTTACTGAAAATCTCAACGCCGACGGCAGCGTAAACTGGCAATCTGGAGAAGTTCATGTCTCAATTAATTTTAGAACGCCAATAGATATTGGATATAACGGGTTATATAATTTTCATAATCCTACACAGTCGGTAGCCATGATTAGTGGCTTATATCGCATTACTACTGTTGTAAGTAATTTTTCAAAAAATGAATTTAAACAAACACTAACAGGTTTACGCTTACGTCTACAAGAATTGCCAGGCGGCGGATCACCAAACGCAGGTGTTGCAGCAGATAATAATAAGATTAATACTAAAGATCCGAATAGTAACGAAGAAGATGGAACTGAATAATGGCAGAATATAATCCAAACGACAGTACAATAAATCAACCAAAGCCAGAACCCGGCCCGTTTTTAGCCAAGGTAGTTAGTCACCTTGATGCTACTTATATGGGTATGTTAGAAGTTCAGATTTTGCATGATGTTGGTAATAGTGATAGCGAAGGGCAATTACATCAAGTAAAATACATGAGTCCATTTTTTGGAAAAACTGATGTAAAATATAACGGAAAAGACAACGACTATAATAACACACAAAAAAGTTATGGCTTCTGGGCTGTTCCGCCTGACGTAGGATCTATTGTTGTTATTATTTTTATTGAAGGTAATCCTAAACGCGGTTACTGGATAGGCTGTGTTCAAGACGAAGCAATGAATTTTATGATTCCAGGCTATGCATCTACGGAAAACAATGTAGAGCATGGACTAGACACACCGTATGGTCATGCTAAACGTGTGCCAGTAGCAGAATACAATAAAAATTATCCAGGTAATAATTCTACCACAGACAAAACAAAGATTAAAAAACCAATTCATCCGTTTGCACAACAATTAGCTGATCAAGGATTATTGTTAGACGACACGAGAGGTATTACAACTAGCAGTGCTAGAAGAGAAACGCCTAGTATGGTATTTGGTGTAAGTACACCTGGACCGTTAGATAAAAACGGCCAAACAGGTCCTTATGGAAAAATTGAACATCAAGTTAAAAATGCTCCCGTTAGTCGACTCGGCGGCAGCAGTTTGGTCATGGATGATGGCGATGACAAATATTTACGTAAAAAAAGCCCAAGCGATGGCGGCCCAGAGTATGCTGCCGTAGAAGAAAATGAGTTAGACGGTGATGTAACTAGACCAAACAATGAATTAATCAGACTCAGAACTCGAACTGGGCATCAAATTCTGTTACATAACAGTGAAGATCTTATCTACATCACTAATAGTCGTGGTACAGCGTGGATAGAATTAACCAGCGACGGCAAAATAGATGTATATGCGCAAGACAGTATCAGTATGCACACTGAACAAGATTTTAATTTCTATGCAAACCGTGACATTAACATGGAAGCTGGTCGCAATTTCAATATTAAAGTCACAGAAGAAATGCACACTCAAGTTCTTAAAGATCAAATTTTAATAGTTGATGGAAATCAAAAAGTTGAAATTAAAAAAGATGTAGATATAACATTTGATCAAAATTATAAACATCATATAAAAGAACAAGTTGATTGGATTTTTGATCAAGGATTCAACTGGAATATTGGCGCCAACGGTGGCGGGACATATAATTCTACGCTTAATGGAAATCAAGTTGTAAAAATTACTGGAAATATTGATGAAACTATTACCGGAAATAAAACATATACTACTCAAGGTAATTACGAATTAAACACAACCGGTAATAATAATTTTACAGCTGGCGGCAATACAAATATTAAGACAACCGGAAATAACAATTTTACCGCGTCAGGTAATACTAGTATCAAATCGACTGGCAATCATAATGAAACAGCCACAAATATAAACATGAATAGTAGTGGTGCACCTGCTGAAACAGCAGCAGAAGCTGCAACAGCAGCAGAACCGGGAGAAGCTGCTGAAGCCGAATTGCCTAAAGTATTACAGACTAGCACATTACCAGGACCGCCTAATGGTGCCGAACTAGTACAAAGTATTATGCGTCGTGTTCCTACTACTGAACCGTACCCACAACATGAAAATTTAGATCCTACAAAATATAAACCAGATTTAACAGATAGGGATATAGAAACTCGATACGAAGGTAATAGTTCAAGTATGGCTAAACCAGCTAGCTACTGGAAAAAATACAGTACAAATCCAGATACATTTACTAGAAATCCTCCGGTAGAGGATTCTTTCCAACAAAACAACGAGGTGTAATATATGTCTAGCTTATTCACAAAAACACAAATATCTTCTCCAAATATTGCACACCATGTTAGCTCTCGTAGATATAGGGGATTTAGTACAGTAAGTCCGCATACTGAAAATTTTGCCTTGTATGATTTTGAATTAATCAAGCAAGATTTACTTAATAATTTTTATGTGCGTCAGGGAGAACGCCTAATGAACCCTACATTTGGCACAATCATATGGGATGTTATTTTTGAACCTTTAACTGATGAATTAAAAAATGCTGTACTACAAAATGTAAATCAAATATTCAACAGCGATCCTCGAATTCGCACAGGCAACATAGTCATAACACCATACGATACTGGGTTAGAAATTCAATGTGAACTGATATATGTGCTGTATAACATACAACAAAAACTTCAAATGAAGTTTGATCAAGCGAACGGACTTGCCCTACAATAATTAAGTACGCACATAATTTTATTCAATAAATACACTTATTAGGATAAATCATGAGCTCAACGGATAGACAAAATAATCTTTTAATTGCTGAAAACTGGCAAAAAATTTATCAGTCTTTTAAAAACGCAAACTTTCAAAGTTACGATTTTGATAATTTGCGTCGTACAATGATTGATTATATCCGTACAAATTT